TTATATTGCCTCTTTTAGGTACAATTGTAGGTGTTCTATGGGGTGGCTTTGAGATATATCAAAGATACCTAGATATGGAAGCTAAGATAGCTTCTTATACTGCTCCTGACTTAACAGGTATAGAACAAGAACTAGCAGTTATAGAAGAAACTTTAATAGGTTTAAGTGATTCAGTTGAAATAGCTAAAGACTATACAAGAACAATTAAGAATGATTTAAAGGATGACTTAGCTAGACAAGAGTCACTTATGGAAAGGCTAGAGGATAAAGTTAATTCTTCTCAAGATGAGATTGATGCTACTATTGACACAGCCGAGGAAAGATTTGACGCAAGACGAGATGCTTTATATTCAGATACAGATAGGAAAATTAAAGAAGTGGAAGAGAGAGTAAATGCTAAGTTACAAAGAGCATTAGACAACCCATTAGCAAACTAAGAACATTATGGAAGAAAGAGTAGCGCGTATGGAAAAGACATTAGACAAACACAGCTCCCAAATAAGTAAATTATTTAGCAGAGTTGATGACACTAATGCTTGTATCCAAAAGATTATGAATACATTAAATCAAATTAGATGGACATTCTTTGGAGCTTTAGGTTACTACGCAATTTCAGAGATAGGATTATTAGGAGCGTTTAGAGTATTATGATAGGATTTATAACTAATGTAGCACCGATAGCTTTAGGCTTTGTTGCTAAGTTGTTTGCCTTAAAGAGCCAAGCAGCACAAGAACAGCAGAAGCTAATGATACAATCACTTCAAGTAAGAAATGATTCTATTAATATGGCTAGAGATAGAGCAGACAAAGAGAGTCCAATGGCTGCTATGAATAGAAGAATTATTATTCTGGTTATACTAGCTTTAATTATCTTTACTCAAATAGCTCCTGTGTTTTTTAATGTACCTACAGTAATACCTACTGTTATAGAAGGTGCTAGTATCTTAGGGTTTGAACTTACACCTGATACAATAGAGTATGTAACTGTACAAGCAGGGGCAGTACTTAAATTTGATGAGGTATTCCAATGGGCGACTATGATAATAGAGTTCTATTTCGGTGCGCAATTAGCTAAGGGGAAGTAGATGACATTTAGAGAAGTAATAAACGAAGTATTAATAAGGTTAAGAGAAACACCTATTTCTTCTGATTGGAGCGGTGCTATTAATGATAGCTCTACTGTATCAGACTATAATAAAGTCATAGGAGCTTTAGTTAATGATGCTAAAAGAAGTATAGAATCTTATCATGACTGGCAAATACTTAGAGAAACTGTTGCTGTAACTACAGTAGCAGGTACTAAAAACTATAATCTTAGTTCAGGACAAGAATTTAAGATACTAGATGTAGTTAATAATGCTACAGGTAATGAGCTAGTACAAGTAAGCAGAGCATACCTTAATAGAGAAAGATATCCTACAGCTTCTACAGGAGAACCTCATTACTATGGTTTTAATGGAGCAGATAGTTCTAATAATCTTAAAGTAGACTTCTCTCCTACACCTAGTAAAGCTGAAATTATTTCTTTTGATATAGTCAAGTATCAAGATGTATTAACTGACGCTAGTACAGTTGTTAAGATACCTACTAAACCTTTAATACTAGGTGCTTATGCTAGAGCTTTATCTGAAAGAGGAGAAGATGGAGGTACGCAATCATCTATAGCTGCTGCTGAAGCTAGTACTGCTATAGCACAAGCTATCTTAATGGATAGTGGAAATACTCAGTTTGAATCAGATTGGTTTATGGGAAATATTCACTAATGGCTAAACAATTAGCATATCAAGCTTTAACTAACTTAGGTGTTAATGGTTTAAATACGCAGTACAATCCTGCGGTTTTAGACCCCTCGTTTCTTACCGTTGCTGATAATGTAATGCTTAGAGAATCAGGTAGAATTTCTTTTAGGAAAGGATTAAAACAAAAAGTAGTACCTACTGGCACAGCTATAGGTTCTATGGTAGAGCATAACGATGCTGGAACTAATAAGATATTTGCTAGTCATGGTACTAGTATTTACACAATTGACTTTACATCTCCTAATGCTGCTTTTCCTAGTAGCGGTGCTGATGTTAAGCATACCGTTTCAGGTAGTTCAGGTAATTGGCAGTTTATAAACTTTAATGAAAGACTACATTGTTTTCACGCAGGTATAGTACCTCAAAGATATGATGGAGCTTTAGGCTCTGGTTCTAGATGGGCAGCGTTTAATAATAGCACTAAGCCTTCTGGATTAACTACATTTGACCCTAGCTGTGGTATGGGTTTTTATGGTAGAATGTTTGTAGGAGGAGTAACAGAAGAAAAAGCTGTAATGTATTACTCTGTTTTATTAGATGGAGATGATTATACAGGTACAGGTTCAGGATTATTAGATTTAAAGAAAGTTTGGGATAATGATGAGATAGTAAACATTGCTCCTTTCTTTGGACAGTTAGTTATATTCGGTAAGAATAACATAGCTATATATGACAATCCTGATGATGTAACTAACATGTCACTAAATGAAGTTATTAGCGGTGTAGGTTTAGTTAATAGAGATTCAGTACAAGCAGTAGGAGATGATTTAGTATTTCTTTCTGCTACAGGACTACGCTCACTTAATCGTACTACTGAGAAAGATAAAGTACCTTTAACTGACTATAGTGTTAATATAAAAGATACTTTAATAAGAAATATAGGTGCAAGTGCTGCTGTAAAATCTGTATACCTAGAAGATGAAGGTGTTTATATTCTTACTTTTACAGAGAAGAACATCACATACGCATTTGATTTTAAACATATAACACCTAATCAAGCTCCGCGTGTAACAACATGGAGTTTTGATAACGACAGAGAACCTGCTTGTATGATAGATACTGAATTATATAGCGGTTTATTAGTAGGGCAGAAAGATGGTGGGATAGCAGGATATGAAGGGTATTTTGATACGGATTTGGCTTGGGTTAGCTCGGCAGCTAGTTATACTAATTCTCCTATTACCGTTGATGTTAGTTCTATATGGATACCTTTAGGAGAAGGCATTGTTGCTTCTATTTTAAAAAGGTTAAGATTAGTACTACAAGGTGGTTCTGGAGCAGTATTAGGAGTAAAGTGGTATAAAGACTATAGCCTTGATTTTTCTTCTGCTCAAATAAACTTAAATCCTGCTACTACAGGAACAGTAGCTTTATGGGGAGCTGCTGCTTCTTTATACGGTGCTTCTAAGTTTACGCCTATATATGGATTACAAGAATATAACACGCCTTTAACAGGTAGTGCTAAACATTTACAATTAAATTTAAGTATTGTTAGTAATGGCTATGATACTTCAATTCAAGATTTATCAATTATATCTTTACAAGGGAAAATACGATGAGTGATTACACTATAGCAGTCAATTGGTCAGGTAAAGACTCACTTTCAGATAGTGACTCTGCCAAAGTTATATCAGGTGCTGATTTTAATACTGAATTTACAACAGCTAGAACAGCAATTAATTCTAAAGCAGACTTAAATGGAGATTCTGGAGAAGATTTTGCAGCTAATAATGTAACAGTAGCAGGTACTTTAAATGTTACAGGTGTGCCTACTGTTCCTACTGCTGCTACTTCTACTAATACTACACAAGCAGCTAGTACAGCAATGGTACAAGCAGCTATTGATGCTGATGTAACAACACACGCAGCACTTAGGTCTAGTCAGACAGTTTACGGACACGCTAAGATTTATACATCAGGTGGAGATTTATACATAGTAACTACATAATATGGGTGATTTATATTTTAATGGTTCTGCGATAGCAGCAGGTAAAAAAGTCAAGTTCAATGGCTCTGATATGGCTAATGTGTATCTTAACGGTACAAAGATTTGGACATACTATATACCTGCTTTAACAGGATTTACATCAAGTGGCACTTATCAAATTAATGGTGCTGAAACAAGTATTCAATACAAAGCCTCTGGAGGTGGAGGTGGTGGTGGAAAGAACTTATGTAAAAACTGTACACCTATTCACGGTGGAGCAGGTGGTTCTACAACTTTATCGTTTCAAAAAGCTGATGGTACTGTAGTTCATACTATAACTGCATCAGGTGGTTCTGGTGGTTCTATGGGTGGCGGTTCACCTACTGGAAGTCATGGAGATTTTAGTGTTCCTTCTGGCTGGTCTACTTCTATTTGGACAAGTACAGTTTCAGATGGTGGCGTAGGTGGATTTGGTGAAGAAAATTGCCCGGGCGGTGATAGAGGAACAGCAGGTGGAACTGCTTCAGGAACATACACAATACCTACAAGCGGAGATATTCCAACAAAGATTGTAATTAGTATTGGTGGCGGTGGAAGTGGTGGTTTATGTGGGGAAGGTAATTTTTCTGGACCGGGAATAGCAGGTGCAGCTTCAATACTAGGTGTACTTTAAATAATTAGGAGAAAGAAATGGCAGATGCAATGAGTTTAATAGCAGGAGCAATATCAAGTGCTATACAAGCTAAAGGAGTTAAAAAAGCCGCAGCAGAGAATTTAGCTGGACAAGAAACAGCAGCTAAATATGCTTTAGACTCTGCAACTGGATGGGATGTAGCTGGCTCTTTAGGTGGAGTTAAGTTTGACCAAGATGGTAAAGCAATAGGATTAGGATTATCTGATACTTTCCAGAAACAGCAAGATGCTATGATATCTTCTGCTGATGCTAATAGAGGATACTTAGCAGGTATAGAAGCTGACCCAATTACAGCAGAAAACAGATACTATGAGCAACAAATGGCTCTTCTTAGACCGGGACAAGAGGCAGAGAGAGAACAGTTAGATGCTCAATTGGTAGCTAGAGGTATGCTAGGTTCTACAGGAGGCATGGGACAATCACAAGCTCTAAGAGAAGCTCAAGGAACTACTAATTTGCAAGTTAGACAATCAGCTAGCGATAGAGTGCAAGATATGATAGATAGATACAGAACCAGAGTGAATGAAGATGTATCTGGAGCAGCTCAATTAGGACAATTACCTTTAGAGTACGCTAATGTAGGTTTAAAACAAGCTGAAATATCTTCACAAGCAGGTATGTTAGGTTCTAAGTATTTATCTGGAGCTTATACTGCTGCTGCTAAAGGCACAGCAGGTAGGTATATGGGTATGGGACAGCAAGTTAGGGATTTTGCAGGTTATGCTTGGGGTTCTAGAAATAATAATACACAATATGGAGGCGCAGGACCAAAGACTGCTGCTCAAGCTTCCGCACTAAATAAAAATGTATATAGCCATTTATAAGGAGAAGAGATAATGGGAATGTTTGATATCAGTTCTGTCCCTGTAAATAGTGGATTCAGCTATGGAGATACTAATGCTTTTATGATAGGACAGTACGAAGCAGGTAGAGGTATGATGGAAGGGATAGGTAAGCTAGCAGGTTTTCAAGATGAAGAAGATATGCTAAAGCAGATATATTCTAGTGCTGACTTTGAAACAGACTCTGGTAGGCGAGCTGCTGTAGATGCAGTAATGGCTATTAATCCAGAGAAAGGAGCAGAACTCCAGAAGATGCTTACAGAACAAGCTATAGGAGATGCTCAATTAGCTACAGCAGAATTAGCTACAGAATCTGCTGAGTTACAGAATGTAATGATAAAGCACGGAACTAAGTTAAATCGTGAGTTTGTTATGAGTCCTGCTGATGGCGGACAATCAGCTACAATTCAGCAATGGTTTGCTACAAATAATATACCTACTGGTGAAGTACCTCCTACTACTTTTACAGGCGCACTTAAGTATATTTATTCTTACTTTACAGCGAGTGATGGTACTATAGATAGAACAATGGCAGGTAATTATAGAGATGACTTGAAGAATAACCTAGATGCTGCTAAAGATAACTGGATTCAATCAGGAGCAATGGCTATTATGGAAGAAGGCTCTGCTGAAAATGTACCTACTTACTCAGCAGAAGAAGCTTTTAATGCTAACTTACTAGAAGATGAGGAGTGGGAGAAGTTTATTAAAGAGAAAGTAGAAGCTGCTCAAAAGAATAAATTATTAAACCTTAGAGATTCTTCTGGACTTAAACTAGGAGGAGATAGTAGTCCACTTTTAAGTATTAACAGATAATAAAATGCTATCCGTAGAAGAAAGAAACAAACAATTAGCTGCTGAAATGGCACTATATAACTCTCGTTTTAGTGAGCCTGAGAAAAAAGGCTTTTCTTTAAATCCTTTGGGTTATGGTTCTTTCGGTTCTTGGGCAACTTCCGCCTTAACAGGACAGGTTATATCTAATTTAGCATATAAAGAAGATGACCCCTTGATGGAGAAGTGGTTTGTAGAAAGAGGATGGATAGAGTTTGGAGCTAATCTTGTAGATGATGAGCTAGAACTTTATAAGAAGATAGGTGAAACTAGAGATTTTACTCAGCAAGAATACGATACTATACAAGAGTTGAGAAGAAGAAAATCTTTACTTACTAGAGATTTAAGTTATGTCTATAAAAAACTAGGCGGTGACTTTGATGCTCCTATGGATGTCAAGGGACAGAGCATGAATGAGAGATGGGGTATCGACCACAGTAATGACCCCGATGTTATAGATTTTTTAAAGATGTTAAAAGATAATCCTACTTATACTTTAGGATTATTTACATCTGAGATGATAAAAGATTTACCTCTTAGTGTTTTATCTTATGTAGGATTAACTGCTAAAACAGCTAGTGGAGCTAGTGCTTTAAGGACAGCAGTTAATACTCTTAATAAGATAGAACCTAAAATCATGAGGAATATTGCTAAGATAGGTACAGGTGTAGCAGCTTCTTCTGCTGCTGGTGCAGGTTATGAGGCAGCTTATACTTTGTTAGACCAAGGTGATGTAAAAGGATATAGGGTAAAAACAGGCGCACAGTTCGGTGCTGCTTTTGGTGTATTAGCTGGACTAGGTTTGTTAAGAAGTGGTTCTAATTTAACTAAAGCTACTCCTAAAACAAAAACACCTACACCTCCTGATGAAATAAAAGGAGCAACTTCAGACGCTAAAGAATTAGATGCAGTTACTGAAGCAGTTACAACAGCTAAAGAAAAACAAACTATTCTTAATCCAGCAGAAGAGTTAGCTAAGAATCCTAGAAAGATATTTCCTGAATTAACTGAAAGAGAACTTGTATTTGGTGATAAAGAAAAGTCTGTTTACCATACTTCTAGAGAAATGTGGAGTAAAGACCGACTACCTGATAGTTATATATTAGTAGATTTAGGCACTAGAGAAGGAAGAGCATACGCTAGGCAAAACAAATGGTTAGGTAAAAATAAAAATGATACTTTAAAAGGATTTACTGGAGTAAAGACTGTAATTGATAGGAATATAGCAGATGGTATGCCTCATATTGTAGTAGATTACAATAGAACTGCTAAAGTATTTAGTAGACTTAAGAAAAACTTTAGTAAGCATGTAGGAGAAGGTGGTAGATTAAGAAAGGTTTCTCCTAGTGAGCATGTTTTTCTTAAAAGTCCTGATAGTTTTAATTCTTTTCTCTTTGCTAGAGAGAAAGCTGATATTAAATTAAAGAATGAAGATGCTAGATTAGAAGCTGAAGGTAAGCAGCCTCAACAATGGAAAGAAGCTGATGGTAGAGATGTTGAAATAAACAAAACAGCAGCCGATGAGCTTAGAAGAGCTTACGATGAAGTTAATACTACAGAATATAGAAGTAGAAGTGATGAAGACTTGATGGATGATGCTGAGTTAAACTCTCTACAAGAAGAAGATATGATTCCTTTAGCTCCTACTGGGAAAATAGGTAGAGCTATGGATTATCTAGAGGCAAATCCTAAAGCATTAGCTGGAGCTACATTAGGTACAGGAGCTTTAGCTGCGCTTGCTTCTGATGAAGGTACTCCTCTTAGTGATAGAGCTTTAAATACTGGTGCTGCTATGTTAGCTGTAGGCTTAGGTCCGAAAGCTAGGGCGTTTACTAAAGGCACGCCTCTTAATAGAATTACAGCTAATATTAAAGCTCAAGTAGCTAGAGGTTTAGAAGTAGATGCCGCTACTGCTAAAGCTTGGGAAGCTAATGTTCAAGGTGTTGTTGATGATTTAGACATAGCTATAGAAAAGATAGTGAAAAGTAAGACATCTTCGATTCCTAGAGAAACTGTAGGATTAGCTTTTACAGATTTCTTAGAAGGAGGTATGCTTAAACGAACTCAATATGTACAGAATAGAGAAGTATATATTAATGATGAGTTACTTGACATAGCTAAGAGATATAGAAAAGTACTTGATGAGATAGGAGAAGCAGCTATAGAGTCAGGCTTAATAAAAGATAAGTCTAAGTTTACTAGATTTAAGTTTGGAGATAGGAACAATTTAGGCACAGGTGCTTTCCTAGCAAACTATGTTCCACATATATTTAAAAGAGTAGATGAATTACCCGAAGAAGCTCTTATGAGAATCTATGGAAGAATAAATGATATGAGGACTAAAGATAGAACTATCAAAGGTACTTTGGCAGAGATTAAAAAGATGATAGATGAGGAGGATTTTGCTGATATAGATGGATGGGGTAGGTATGTTTCCTTAACTACAGAGAAACCTTGGGGTATTGGAAGTAGAGGAGTACTAGAAACTGACCCAGTTAAATTAATAAGTATCTATACTCAAGGTATGACAAGAGCTATTGTTGGAAGAAATGCTATAGAAAGCATGAGAAGAATAGATATGGCTCCTAATGGTAAGAAGCCTAAAGGTTATGAGAATTGGGATGGTGTCTGGAGAAAAGGAACAGAAGAGTTCCAACAATACTCCAGTAGAAAAAGGATGCCTTCTGTAGTATTAAAGAAAGACTTTCAGAAGATGCAGGAAAGTGGTAATTACTCTAAACAAGAACTACTTCACTATAAAGAATTTAGACATCCAGCTTTAGGTGCTTATATGGGACATAATAATGTCATGGGTATCTTAGATGACTTTTTTGCTATCAGTAAGAAAGAAGGATTAATAGCTATACCTGAGAAGTTATTGAAAGTAAATAATGGACTTAAGCGTGTTTTTGTATTTGGTTCTTTATTCCATTCACAAGCTTTACTTATGTCTGCTATGTATGCCTTAGGTCCAGTAGGAGCTATTAAAGGAGCTTTACCTAAAGCTTTAGGTGGAGCTAGGGGTAAAACAGGAACTGTAGAATGGCTTAAATTACAGCTAGGTACTGAATCCTTTTATGATATAGCACAAGAAGCTATTAAAGATGGGTTACAAGTTGTTAATATTAAGAGGCAAGAGTTAATAAACCCCGGTAAACCTAATGTAGACCCACTTTTAGAGAAGCTAGGAGCTGCTGGACAATTAGGTAAGAAAGGTTTTGACATGATAGATAAGGTAACATGGGAATATCTACATGATAGATTCAAGTTAGCTACTTATATAAGACATAAAGAAAGAGCTATGAAGAGAGGCTTAAGTGAAGAAGCAGCAGGTAGAAAAGCAGCTACTTTTGCTAATGATGCTTTTGGTTCTTTAGACTTTAATGACTTCTCAGCTAAACTTCTAGAAGATGCAGCAGCTAATCCTGATAGATGGATAGGTAAGATGAAAGATTATGTAGGTAGTAGCATGCCTGTTAATAAACGCAGATGGTTAAACATGTTTCTATTTGCACCTGACTGGACTATATCTAATATCAGGATTATAGGTAAAACATTTACAGGTGCGCCTGCTGCTAGTAGAGCTTTCTATCAGAAGATGTTGAAAGGTGAGAATTGGGATGACCCAAAAGCTAAAGAGATATTAGCAGCTTGGCAGATGTATGGAGGCTATACTGCTAGAGCAGGTATATACACTTCAGCTTTATGGTGGGCGATGACTTCAGCTTTCTCTAATGAAAAGCCAACAGTAGATGGCTTATGGGACTTTTGGTTTGGAGAGCAGAGTGGTAAATTAGACTTAGGAGATGGTGAGAGTATGGTTATATCTAAACAGATAGCAGAACCTATACATTTTATACAACACTTTCAACATACATTAAGTAATAAAGGAGCTGTTGTACCTAAAACTCTACTAGAAGCTATGTATAATAAACAATGGTTCTCAATGAAAGATGGAATACCACTAGGTCCACGCATTATAGATGAAGATGGAACTAGTCATGTAGGTAAGTGGCTATTTGGAAAGACATTACCTATCTCAGTTAAGCCTCTTGTCCAGTCTTTAACAACAGATGACTTCTCTGTAACAGAAGGTTTAGAAAGAACTTTAACAGGTTTCTTAGGATTTCCTCAATATGGAACGCCTAAAGAACGCCCTTATTTAAAATAATTAACAGGATATAATTATGGCAAGTTTAATGCAAGATAACCTAGACGCAGCTTTAGCTGCTTATGAAAAGGATAAGGCAGCAGGTGAGGATATGTACAGCCTAGAGCCTAAAGAAAGAGAGGAAGGAGCTGGGTTTTTCTCGACTCTTTATACAGCAGTTCAGAATCTACCTACTGATGTAATATTAGAAACCTCTTATTTAGTAGATGCTGTAACTAATCCTTTAGAAACTGGAGAAGCGATACTTAGAGTAGCAGCCGGTTATGCTCAGAAGGCATTACCTGATGACTGGGAAAGATATCTTCCTGAAGACTGGGCGACTAATAAAGAATATGCTAATGCTATTAACGAGTACTATGCTGAGAAGTATGGTAGTTTAGAATTAGCTGCTGATTCTCTTGCTGAGCAACCTGTAAGCGTAGCATTAGATGTATTCGCAGTTAAATCTTTACTTACTGCTATCAGTAAACAAGCAACTAAGACAGCTTTAGCTAGTAAAAAGATGGCTGATACAGCTAAAGGTACAGTTATGGAAGGAGAACTAGCTTCTAGAGCTGCTTCTGATGCAGCAGTAGTTAGAGAAGTTAAAAGAACTGAACGCTATGAAGGTGTTTTAGTATGGGATGAAGCTATAGGTGCGCATGTACCAGCCTCAGAAGTTACAAGAGCAGCTAGAATAGATGGAGCAGAAGCTGCTAAAAGAATAGATGATATTGAAGCAACCCGACCTACTAACGCTCCTGCTGTAGCTGCCCAAGTAGATAATATAGATGATTTTAATATTGTCAGAGATGACTTAAATGTTGTTTCTAGAGAAGACATGATAGCTTTAGCAAATGTAGTAGATGATTCTTCTTCAGTAGGCGCGCAAGTAACAAATCCTGAAGGAATGCGTGTGCTTGTTAAGGCTGCTGAGGAAGCAAAGAAAATAGAAAGAACATTAGATGATAGTTATCAAGATATATATAATGCTAACGGACCTGAAGCTGCTGAAGCTTTTTATCTTAGTGATGTTGTACCTGCAAAAGCTGCTATTATAGATGCAGAAATAGCTATTGATAATGCTATGATAGCTAATGCTGCTGCTGAAGGTAAAAATGCAACAGGTTCTTTAAGAGCAGTAAGAGAGAATAATATAAGAAAGATAGCACTTGAACAAGATATAAAATATTCAGAAGCTACTGGAGTGTATAACGCAACCTTAACTCTTGATGAGTTAGCAGCGCAGACTAAACTATATCCTATTCATGATGCAGCAACTCAAGCTCGAATAGTAAAACAAACAGGTTCTACTGCTGAGTCTGTTGCTCAGAATCAAAAAAAAGCTCAAGCAGTTCATGATGCTTATAAAGCTAGAGCTGCTGAAGATGCTGTAACAGAAGCTGCTCTTATAGATTCTTACAATGCTTTAAGAATGCCAGATATGGAAGCTGATGGTATGATGGCTGCAACTAGGAATCAGACAGTTACTCCTGCTCTTGCTGCTAACATGGAAAAGATAATGAACGATAATGCTAGGATGAATAATCTTAGTAAGAGCGATGAGTTTTATCAGACAGAAGGTTTAAGACAAGGTGAGTTATTTACCAATGCTAACGCTGCTGCTTATGAAGCTATGCAAGCATCCAAACTAGCCAATGAAGTTAGAGCTGCTGCTGAATTATCTAAAGCTCAAGGAGCTGGTACTCCTGCTGTCAGAGGTATGTTGGCTACTACTCCTGAAACTAAGTTAGCTAAATTAAGTAGCGTAGAAAGCAAGATAACAGATAGAACACCTGTTAAGAAGCAAGAGTTTGCTCCTGTATCACCACCTAAGAATACTGAATTACAGTTCGATGCTAAGAAGGTTCTGCCTGTTGCTCAAAGGGTAGGTGCTGCTGCTAATCAAAATCAATTAATAGGAGATAGAGATATAGATGGTTCTCTTATTCCTATAGCTCCAGACAAAGGTATTGATTTAAGAATGCCAGATATGCCTCCTTATGAAAAGTCTATAGACAATAGAAAGATAGGTACTAAGAGTAGCGAGAAGCCGGGATGGTATCAAGGTGTTTCTCCAGACGATGACGATGATGGTAATTACTGGAGCGCAGACTTTGAAGATGAACATTGGAATACACCAGCAGGTGTACAGGAAGCTATTGGTATATGGGGTAGACCGATAGGTAATCGTATAGGAAACCCTATTGAATGGAGTTGGAATTAATATGGCAGCAGATTGGTTAGATGCTTACTTAGGTAATAAAAAGAATATGAGGTTAACACCTCTAGTTAAAGGAGCTAAGTACGCTAGGATGATGACTCCTTGGGGAGCAGCTTTAGGCATAGGTATGTTAGCAGGTGAGAAAGCTTGGGATTGGTATCAAGATTCTAAAGGTGATGCTATAGAACCTACACCTGCTAGAGAAGATTACCTAGCTACTCTTAATAATAAATTTAGTGATGAAGAGTTAGAGGAATTTAGAGCAAGAACAGGAAAAACATACCACTCTCCTGAAATCAAATGGTGACATAGGTGGGCGAGGTGGATATCTTTCTTCCTCTTTATCTTTCATACAAGTACCTCTACTATTATTTGTAGCACTATAATTAATACTATAGTTTGCATACACCATCCTCACAATCATCTGGACCTGTTGTAATTATATATTCATCTGCTCTACCTGCTTTGGTAGTGGTAGGTAATCTCCCTAAGTTGGCACAGGTAAACTGCTGTAATAGATTCTCATCTGTTCTTAGTTCACATCTCTTGACATATCTAGTGTAGGCTTCTTCAAACTTCATACTTAATACTGCTGCTCTCTCTGCGTAATCTTCTGCTAATCTCTTAATAATCTCTTGCCTACCACTTTGTGTCATAATTCATCTCCATTTAATTCGATAACCACATAGTTATCTTCCATATCATCATCACCAAAACTCGTGGTGAATCCCCTGACATAATCATAACTATCATCGGCTAACACTTCTTGCTCTACCAGCGCATCCATTAGGAACTTGTGTATAGGAAATGTATAGTTATCTATGTCTTTCTTTCTCTTTCCTTTAAAGAATAGAACATACTTAGGTGTAAGATTCTTAAACTTAGGTAGAACCTTTACCCATTCTTCTACTTCTTTGTGATAATCTTGCTTTACCTTATTCAGACTAAGGTAGTGCATGTTTCTATAGATGTTCATACTAAAGAGATTAGTACGCTTCTT